GCCAAGCGGAGGTGATGTGGACGTAGTGCAGAGGGCTTGAAGATCGGCATCGGGAGGCCAAGACCACCCTTATCCTCGGCGATCCACCAACTCACGGGAGGGAGCCGATCAAGGAGAGATCTCTGATATCGGACCGCACGAGAAACCAACTCGTCGGCCACCTCAGGGTTCCACCCCTTTATCAGCTCCAACAGCCTACCTCGGTAGGTCTTCCCGTGGGCTAGCACCTCGCCGTGGAAGAGGGAAACCCCGGAACGTCGCTCCGTCGTATGATGTTGCTCTCCCCACAAGAGGTTGAGCTTCACACAAGGGCGGCGCACCGGGAGGTCAAGGCTATCCCTATCCCAGTCCTTCGGTAACTCAAAAAGGTCCGAGTTTAACACCGCCCACTGCCGGGAAACATAATTCTTTCCGACAGAGGGCACTAACCCGGCCTTTGAGACCTCCAAGCCCCACCGGTAATAGCCCGCTGGAGGGAGACAGAAGAGGATATCATCCCCATTGACCTTTAGGGGACAATCCACGAGGTCCAACCTCCTCCCGTATTCCCTCTCCTGGACAAACCGCGTCACCGCGATATTGACCAGGCAGAGGATAGGGAAGGAGATTGGAGACCCCATGAGTTGCCCCCAAGTCTGTCTCTCTCCATCGAGGCTGTGGCCGGTGAGGCAGGACTGGAGTACCAGCCTATCTCCAAGGGATACACCCGCGAGGCGACAGTACTCGTCCAGAGCCCCAGCGCAGAGTTCGGGGTGGAGATTGTCGGTGGCCGCGGTGTAATCACCCGAAACCATAACAGAGTGGATTCGGGTCACCCGCGGCAACCAGCAAATCTCCGCCACGTCCTCTGCCTCGACGGGTTTCCCCGTCAAGCTGAGGCTCGGGATATACTGCATCGTCTCCCAGAGCGCCCTCTGGTGGTTACGCGCGATCTGATAGGGGCGCGACTCCCCCATCGAGACGACCCGGACCTTAAAGGGCTCCAAAACTGGTTCCCTTCGTACCTTTACAGGTCCGCCCAGGCCGTCTCGTGAGGGACTAAGTTTACGACGGACCTCTTCGGGATCCGATTTTACGTAAACAGGTCGCACCCTCGTCTTAAACCGCACGTATCCCACGAGAAGGGGAAAACCGAGACAGATCAGGGGGTCGGGATCCACAATCTCGGCGTACGCTCCACCATCCAGCCTCGATCTCTCGAAAGAGGCCGAAAAAGTGGGAATACGACCGCCGTGATGTGGTTTCCAACCCCTCCGTTCTGCTTCGGTCACCACCTCCCTGACCGTTCTCCGGACCTCCTCTTCAAGGTAACCAACGGGTCTACTCTCTCTCTCGACACATATAGCGGTCTTGTGATCGTCGAGGGCTTCCTGAACGAATTCAGGATCCACCGACGGTGCAATCCGCTTGGCCTGATAGAGAGAATAGGCCAGTTGGACGTCCTTAGGC